CATTGCTTCATCTAGTTTTAAATCTTTATTATCAACCCTTAACATATATTCACCACCAGGTCCCATTTCTGACATATTGGCAATCATAGTTTTTTGTTCTTCTGTGAATGCGTCACCTGGAAAATGTATCTTACTCATCTTATCGTCTAATTCGGCAGCACCCTTTGCCATCTTTGCTAATTCACTAGCACTCATACCCATAGCTGAAGCAACTTCTTGTAATTGTCTTTTTGCTCCTGGAGCTATTTGGAATGATTTTGTTTGTTCGTTAAATTCAACAAAACTTTTACTCATTTCAACAATTTGATTTTGTAATTCAGCAGGGTCATTTTGTGCTAAATCCATTAATCGTAGTGGGTCTAATAAATCAGATTGAGCAACGCCTAGTGCTTGTAGTTCTGATGCCATTTTAATTGCGCTATCAGGATTAAAAGCTCTATCCATCGTTTCACTTATTGTATTGACAGTAATTCTTAAACCTGCCGCTTGTGTTGCCATTTTTGCCAAGCCCTCAACACCCCCAGCAAAATTGTATTTATCCATTAACGACATATTACTAACAACCATACTTGATACGGCCTTAGCATTCACTCCTGAAGCTGTTGCTGTATCAACAACCTTTTTCATATTTTCACTAATCTGATAAACTGAAAATCCAGCATCTTTAAATTTTGGAATTAATGTTTCATATTGAACCCCAGTTACTTGAGCTGTTGCATACAAATCTTTATATGATTCTTTGGTTAGAATCATATTTCTATTTAAATTTTCACCAACACTTTGTGCTATCTTTGCTACATCTTCTAAACCACCACCTAATTCTGTTACACTTACAACGGCATCAGCCATTGAAGCTTTAAGTTCAACTATTCTATCACGACCTGTACCAAATGATTGAACAACTTGTACCGCTTTTTCTTCATATAATTGTATTTGTTTTGCTATATCTTCAGCCTTAAAATTAGTTAAAATTTGTGATGCAACGTGTTCGGCATACTTTCCTAGAGCTTTAAATATACCTTCAAACTTTTTACCTTCATCTCCCATATTAAAAATTATTTACTTATAAATACACAAAAAGACTAATTATAAAATTAGTCTTTTGTATCTTTTGGTGTATTATATTCTATTATTTTATTTATCAAATACTTTCTTGAATATGTTGGCATAATTAAGAAATCACTCCAAGAAGTTCTTAAAAATTTTGCCATCAAATAATATTCATCTAAAAGAACTGTACTATATTCAGAAGAAAGGACGAAAAAATTCAGCCCCAAAAGTAACATCAAATGTTACTCTTTCTCCAGAGGGGGCTATAGCGGTTTTTGTTAAATCTAATGATGGTTGATTTTCTTTAATAAAAGTTCTGATATATTTTGAATCGGCAATTGGTAAACTTTCAACAAACAAGGCAATATTACCTTTGTCAATATCACCATTTACTTCTTGAATCATCTTACTCAATCTCCAAGTAACTTTAGGTGCAACTCTGCCAATTGGATATTGTTCAGCCATTTTATCTAATTCAGAAGATTCTCCATATGTTAATGGTTTTAATTTAATTGTTACATTTGACTTTGGTAAAGTCACAGTAAAAATACCATCTTCATTTGGTTTTACATTTCCCTGTTTAATATTTAATTCATCAATTAGTATATCAACCTTAAAAGGTTTTTCCGTTTTTGGGTCAATTAGATTAATTGTATATTCAGGTCCAAATGCAGTATTTCTTAAAAAGATTAAGATAGCTTCAATATCACCTTCCAATAATTCATCAGGTTTAATATCAGGTTCATATATTTTATTCCTTAATAAATTTAAAATCATATTTCCACCATTATTGGTAACACCAGCAACCAAAAGATTTTCATCACTAGCTGTTAAATACCCTACCTTAATTGATTTTTTCTTAGATTTATAAAATATACCTTGCGATGGTAGTGGTACTATATCGTGAGGTAAATTAAAATTCATTTGTCCATATGTTTCAACACTCATAGTTTTTTTATTTAAAGGATAAATAAAAAATCCTAAATGTGAACAATACATTTAGGATTTTAAAATTTTGAATTTTATTACTTTTAATAAACTAATATACAACGGTCAGGTCTTAATGTAATATCAATACCCGCAATACCTTCTTGTGAATAACCCAAAGCACCAAAATTGGCAGTTGTTATGAAACAACCTTCATATATCCATTTTTCAACAACAACACCAGTAGGATCTAACATTTCTAAATCTACATTCTTTTTATATCCAGCGGCATAACCCATTCTACCTGTTACAGATTCAGCACATAAACGTATCCACTCCATTGTAGCTTGAGCAGCCGAAGGTCCAATAGGGTCTCTTAATTTTAAACCTATCGTACCCCAAGTAAATCTACCAGCAACATATGTTGATGTATTCAAAAATTGAATTTCTGTTGTACCGATGGTTATTGATGGTCTATTAGCAGTTTCGACAAACCATTCATTAATACCCAATGAAGATGGAAACCTCATAATAAACCTATTCTGTCTTTTCGGTTCATATGGAACCGGCATTTTCATTAATAAATCAGCCATTTTATAGTGTTTTAGTTTTTTTCATTTATTTTATTATAAATACTACTATCTTGAAAATTTTACTATTTACTTTTCTTGAAAAAGAATTTATATCTACATATAAATATTATTATCTTAATAATATTATTATAATAATATATTATAATTTATTTAATAATTTTCTTATTCTATTTTCTAATTTTAAATCTTCTTCTTTATTAAATTCAGGATCAATTTCACCGGTTTCAGTATCTTTTACTTTTTCTTCTTTTCCTCTACCAGTATATATAATATCAATATCTTTTGTATTTTTTATTGCAAACTTAATATTTTTTATATCGTCATCAGAAAATCCAAATTTAGCAACAAATTTAAAATGATTAATTGAATACGCGGCAAGTTTTTGATTCATTGAGTCAACTAAATACTCTCCATCATCTTTAAATGAATTCATCGCCATTGCTTTTATTTCCTCTGGTTTAGATGACCCACCACTCGGATAATAATATCCTACTGTGTAATATAAGCAATCATCCAAATAATCATCAATTTCTTGACCTTCATCCAAAGGTTCTTCTTTAAGAAGTTCTTTTCTTTCTACTAAACTATTGAATAGTTGAAACTTATCTATTCCCTCCACATTATTATCAATCAAATGCCTAATCGCTTCTTTTATTATTTCAGGATTATGACCTCTTGCGGTAATTATTGCTAAATAATATCCATTATTAATTGCCTTGACAAATTTATCCCATGCGGGGGCTTTTTCGGACATCTCAACATCTTCTAAAAATTTTTCAATCCCACTTTTAAAATCTCTGAACGGATCGGGAGCATAATCAATAATAGTATATCCATTGTATTCAAAATCCCTAACTTTTATATCCCCTCGGTGTTCAGCAAAATCTTCAGTACTCATTTCTACTTCATCTTCATTACCATATTCGTCAACACCAATTAAATAAATTTTAGTGGGCATATATCTAAGATTATCATCCCAATCAAACATATAAAAAGGGATAGGTATTTTAGTTACATTTTCTTCTATTTCTCTTAATAATTTTCTATACTGACTTTCAGTAATAATAATTTTCATATAATATATTTTATTATAAATATAATCTTATTATAAAAAATGGGGAAAGATTAATTTCCCTCCCCACTATTTTTTATCCAAATATATCTTAGATATTTTCAAACGATGCACCTGTTGGTGTAATGTAGAAAGTAATGTCAATGAATTCAAGCGACTTAGTCGGCTTGATATAAATCTTACCTGTCATTTGATTTCTATCCAAATCGGCAACATCTGAAGAAACTGTTACACGGAAATCGTATAAACCTCTATCTCTTCTTATCGCATCCAAGATAGGATTAACAGCATCCAAGAAATCTTGTCTTACCTTAGCATCGTTTTGTTCAAATAACAATCTAACTGAAACCGCAGATATAAGTTTTCTTGCTTGTAGTAACAATCTTCTAACAT